GGTAAAGAGATGCTTGACCCCATATCAGCTTTTGCTGCAATTACTGCTGGGCACAAAACTATTATGGGTGCTATAAAAATAGGCAAAGATTTAAGCTCTCTTTCCACAGCTATTGGTAAATTTGCACAAGGAGAAGCTCATCTTCAACATGCTGAATCACAGAAGAAGAAGAGTAGGTTCTCTTTTGCAGAAGATTCAGCTATAGAAAAGCACTTTAAGAAAGAAGCTCTAGAAGATATGAGAGATGAACTGCGTAAAGCTTTCCAGTACTTTGGAAAAGCTGGACAATGGGAAAGACTCCAAGCAGAAATAGCCCAAGAAAGAGCTAGGATTAAGAAAGAACTAGCTGAACAACAGAGAATAAAAGACAGAAACTTAATGATAACCACAGTCACTGCTCTAGTCGTACTAGGTACAGTTGCTATTGTAGCTTGGGTTAAGTTCCTACAAGGAGGATTCTAATGTTTAAACTTCTTGTTATAGCTTGTGCTATAGCAGACCCTAAGATGTGTATAACCTTTGAGGACACACTAAAGAAACTAGAGACTGAGCAACAGTGTATAGAAAGAGCTTACGAGATGAGAAAGGATATTGTAGAAGAACTGAAAGATATGAAGCCTATTGTCTACAAATGTATAGAACTTCAGAAAGGTAAATTTACATGATAGATTTTTATTTAAGTATGTCTAAATTCTTTGGTAAGATTAATGCTTACTTCTACAACAAACATGTTAAAGCTTTGAGAAGGAAACAGATTAAGGAACGTACAAGATGATACAAGCATTAATAGCACCAGTTGCTTCACTGTTAGACAAGTTTATCCCTGATGCAGATACTAAGCAAAAGATTGCCCATGAGATTGCAACAATGTCAGAGAAACATGCACAGGAGTTAGCAAAAGGTCAACTAGAGATTAACAAAGAAGAAGCCAAGCACAGGTCACTGTTTGTTGCAGGTTGGAGACCCTTTCTGGGTTGGATACTAGCTGCTGCGATGGGGTGGCACTTTGTATTTGCACCTGCTACAATGTTTGTTTGTGCTTACTTTAACGTACCCATACCAGCTTTACCAGTGTTTGACATGGATAGTCTTATGACTGTACTACTTGGTATGCTTGGTTTAGGTGGATTACGTACAGCAGAGAAGATAAAAGGTATAACTAAATAATGGAAGTTGAGATAATAAGTATATTCTTACAAATATTAACACTACTAGCTGTCTGTGCAAACACAGCTATTAACATAGTATATAGGTTGAAAAAATGAGTCTTTATGAAAACATTAACAGAAGAAAGAAGCTTGGTATATCTAGACCCAAGTCAAAGAGTACAGTATCAGCTAAGTCATACGCAAACATGAAAGCAGGTTTTCCTAAGAAAAAAAAGACAGATAAGTACAAGAAGAAAACATAATGTCAGCAGATAGAAAAACAATAGATAAGCTACATGAGGAAGTAACTCAACAGTTACTCCTACGTGTACGTAGTGGAGAGGCAACAGCCAGTGAGTTATCAGTAGCTGTTAAATTTCTTAAAGACAATGGAGCATCCTTAGATGTCATAACGTCAGACAATCCTATGGCTAGTTTATTACATGAGCTACCCTTTGATGTAGGAGAGAAATTACAATGAGAGAAGCACCAAATGCTACACTAAAACATATTACTGTAACTTTAACAGGAGGTAACTGGACTAAACTAATAGACACAAATGTTCAACGTACTTACTTAATGATACAGAATAATGCAGACTCACATCAAATTGAGGTAGGATTTGGTACAAATACAACAGCTCCTACAAGTGGTTTTGTCATAGATGGTGCTACTTCTAATCATAAGTCACACGAAGTTACATTTCAGTTTAACGTAGCTCCTATCAATGCTGTGTGGGCTAAAGCAGAAGATACACATGACCATCCTTTACACGTGGTGTACGATGACTAACATTCCAGAACAACTTAAAGATTTTAGAAACTTTACATACCTTGTATGGTCACACTTAGGCTTACCTGAACCCACTCCAATACAGTATGACATAGCTCACTACTTACAGAACAGTCCAAAACGTAGCATAATAGAAGCTTTTCGTGGTGTAGGTAAGTCTTACATCACTGCTGCATACGTAGTACATCAGCTACTACTTAACCCTGAACTAAAGTTTATGGTTGTATCAGCTTCTAAAGCACGTGCAGATGACTTCTCAACCTTTACACAACGTATCATTGTTGAGCTTCCTATGTGCCAACACCTCGTTGCTAGAGATGGTCAGAGGTGGTCTAAGATAGCTTTTGATGTTGCACCAGCCAAAGCCTCTGGAAGTCCCTCAGTGAAGTCCGTAGGGGTCACAGGACAGCTAACAGGTTCTAGAGCAGACATAATCATTGCAGATGACGTAGAAGTCCCTAACAATTCTATGACTCACATGATGAGAGAGAAGCTGTATGAGACTGTTAAAGAATTTGATGCTGTGTTAAAGCCTGATGGAAAGATTATTTACTTAGGTACACCTCAGAATGAGATGTCCTTATACAACATACTGCTTACTCGTGGCTATGACATGAGGATATGGACAGCACGTTACCCTACTCTAGAACGAGCAGAGAAAGCCTATGGGGGTAGGTTAGCACCTCTCTTGTATGATTCTATGCAAAAGGAGCAAAAGGCTCTGTATGGGCTTCCTACAGACCCTAAACGGTTTGACGATGAAGACTTGTTGGAAAGAGAGCTTTCATATGGTCGTTCAGGTTTTGCATTGCAGTTCATGTTAGACACATCTTTGAGTGACTCCAACAAATACCCACTTAAGTTAAGTGACTTAATCATATATAGCTGTGATAAGGATACTGCTCCTGAGAAAATAGTCTATGGTATTATGAAACCCATGTTAGACATTCCTAACGTAGGTTTATCAGGTGATAAGTTCTATGCTCCAGAAGATACTATAGGTAGGTTAGACTATCAAGGCTCTATATTAGCTATTGACCCCTCTGGTAGAGGTAGTGATGAAACAGCTTATGCAGTTGTTAAGATGTTAAACGGATACTTATACGTTACTGATGCAGGAGGAGTAGCAGGAGGGTACTCTGAGAGTACACTGCAGCACCTAACAGACTTAGCAAAGATAAACAAGGTTAACATGGTACTTGTTGAGAGTAACTTTGGTGATGGTATGTTCACAGAACTACTAAAGCCATACCTACTTAAGACACATCCTTGTACGTTAGAAGAGGTTAGACATAGTAAACAGAAGGAAAACAGGATTATAGATACCCTTGAGCCTGTTATGAACCAGCATAGACTTGTTATAGACCCTAAGGTCATACAAAAAGACTATGATAGTGTACAGTCTATGCCACCTGATGTAGGTATTAAGTACATGTTAACGTATCAAATGACACGTATAACTAAAGTTAGAGGAGCATTAGCCCATGATGACAGGCTTGACGTACTTGCTATGGCAGTCCAATACTGGGTTGACCAGATGGCTGCTGATGCAGATACAGAAATACGAACAAGAAAAGAAGAACTACTAGAATTAGAACTAGATAAATTCATGTCTAACCTCAATATGAGCAAGGAAAAGCCTGTTCAACAGAGTTGGATAGAGTTCTAAAGTTACAACCTAGATACCCCCCTGTTAAACATATATAACTATGTGTTAGTTTTATAGTTAGATATCCATTGTTTGACAGGGTTTAGTTCTCCTGCTGCTACTAGGAGTTAAAGATACTGGTTGTATTTTGGTAGAAAAATCTGAAACAGTATTTAACACAAAGTAGAACGTGCGTTTCCCCAATAGCACGCGTTCCTTTTGTTGCAAATCTGCAACACTTCTTTAACATGTGCAACAATGTGCACAAAAGTTAAGCATTTCTTCACCAGCTGGGAACATGTGTGACATAAGTGCAACATGTGTGACATTTTTAACACATGTTTATGTCTCTCTCTATCTATTATTTTTCGATACTATATAATGTTAAAAAAAAGTTTAACTATTTTTAACTTTTTTCTTGCACTATTCTTTTAGCCATGTTCTAATACAAATAATCAAGGGCTACAGATAACAGCCTTCTTTTAAAAGCATAAGAAACTCAGTCTTTTAATCGCAACAAAACAAGTAAACCTTGATTTAGTTTTAAGATAACCGTTACAGCAACAACCTTCTTAAAACAAAGTTAAAGAAAGTTAAAGTAACAGTAACAAAAGGAGTAACAACAATGTTTAGAACAAAAACAATAAGACTTTTTAACGTGCCTTTAGCAGTCCTAGCAACTCGTACAAGGGTGTATAAATCTAGATGGCAGTTTACCAACGGAGACACGTTTAAAGGTGTTCACATGGGAAAGAAAAGCTATTACATATCTATTCCTATGCTATCAAGTAGGAAGTTTGGAGGAACTGCAGATATAATTTCACAATAAACTTGACCTAGTGCAATTCTTTTGATAGGGTTGCACTAGTAACAACTTAACCGACTAATGGAGAATAATATGCAAGTGTCTAATATGTATAGTAACAACGGTAATAAAGTAGCTAATCAATTTATAATAACAGACGGAGTGACTGACTACTTCCAATCCTACAACAGTATGATAGTTAAAAGAATTGACGACCAAGTTTATCTTGATGAGTATTACTGGGATTACTCAAAGACAACTGGTAAATATAGAAACATGTTTTTAAATGAGACTAAGAAAGACACAGAGAAGAAGATAAAAGATGGTACTTACATCTTAACCAACTTAAACTAGGAGATACTACGTATGACAGATAAAGAGATGTTGTGGTTGTTGTTTAAGGATATGACAACCACAGAGATACAAAGAT